TCCTGATTGTTAATCTTCGCATCCTGCCCGGCTTCACTGATTACCCATTTACGAACAATTTCAAATCCAATCTGAGCGTTATAATAAATAGGGTCAACATCTACCGAGGGAGCCTCCGGCTCTTGAGTATCGCCAGTAGGAATAGGAGTAGAGTTCAGTAGTTGTTTAATATCCTCATATGTCTTTTGAACATCATCATCACCTGGAACATAAAAGTCAGTTAGACCAATATGTTCGCGAAGGATAGATAGATTTTCAGGAGCACCTAACATACTGAGAATTTCGGGATTACCAGCCTGTAGAAGTTGCATGAGCGTATCTTTCTGTTGTGCCCATGTCATTGGAAGATTTTCATTAGCTTCCAATTCTACTTTGCCAATCTTACCTTCCATTTCAGCTTTACGAATAAAGACATTAATGAAATTTCCATTCCTATCTTTTTGGACATCTCTATCATCATTCTGATGTCTAGTAACTTCGATAAACATTGGAATTACTTTACCGAAGATTTGCTTCCACCAAATAGTGAACATCTTCCAAGTATTCTGAAGACGTTGTAATGCTTGCGCACGACTCATGGAATACTGACTAGCCGTTTCAGAACCTTGTATCGCACCACCAAACAATGATGGCAGGGCACCTGAAACCAATTGGCCCATCGATTGGATATTGGTAGTGAAAGGCATTACTTCCGCAGATAGTGTAGCAGTTTTCACTTCATAGAATGCATCAGCAATTGATTTTCCAGTCTTAGGAGTAGCTTCATAAATACCACCAGGAACTGATTCCATCTGGCGATATGCATTAAAGTTCAAGACACCAGGGTCAGCAAATGTCTGGCCAATACCATGTTCAATGGTCTGCAGTGTCAAACTGATAAGGTCATTCGTAATTTCCTGAATACTGACCAACAGAAGTCCCAAAGGATCATGATGTAAGTAGTCGGAGAGAGGATTATAAGTAAGAGTCCAACAATCGTCTAAGTTTTCATTCTCAGACTCACCAAATTCATCGTTCACCAATACAACCTTGGCACCATTAGGATATAGTTTCTTTAGTTTATCAATATCTTCTTTCCTCTCAAGAACATTAAACGCCATAGGCCGAAGCCACGCGTTTCTAATAGTTACAGTGTTAAGTGGATATTCTCCTTGATATTGTGGACTAAGACGTCCCCATTGTTCATATGGGTCTTTAGGACCAGTCTGTCGAGAAATAGTAGCTTTGAAATCCTTACCATGTAAATGCTCAAATCGTTCAATAGCATTTACAACATTGGTTTCGTAGGACCAAAGTAGATAAGGAATATCACACTGTTTTTGAGCATAGTTAGGAATTTTGACATACAATCCACCATATGCTTCAAGAATAATACGAGTCTTAGGTTCCTGAGTAATTCCGATTAACCGCGTTACGGTCAATGTATCCTGTGAAAGCTGGGGAACAATCATTTGTAGACATGCAGGACATAGGTCAGTTCCATCTTCACTCTGAGCTACGTCTTGTATAGCTACATCATCTTCACCAGGGTTAAATTTGTCTTTCGCCAAATCTAATTTCTGCTGAGCAGCCATCATATCAGGAGTCATTGTATCATCAGTAATAATATGTCCACACTGAGGACATTTTGCATATTGATGCATTTCATCTACATTTTCATATTGTTTATCTTCATAAGTGCCATAATCCTCATCCGATTTAGGATAAGAATAACAAGCTACCATCCCTTCAGTGCAGTAAATAAATAGGGCGTGAAGCCAAAGTAACGCAACATCATTGTGACGATATACCAGTTGTGCAATTTTATCGCCAGTTTTGGCGGTAGACAAATCAAGAGGATTATCAGCATCGTCAGGATAACATTTAACAGGAGGAACAGTGATGCTAAGCGCAGCGATAATCGATTCGAGGTAAGCTCGAAAGATATTAATAGGCTTATCATAATATGATTGGTCAGTATCGGAATCATCAGTTTCTTCATTCCAGATTCTCCAATCATGAGCTACTTCAGAATACCAAGCCTTCTGGAATCCTTCCCAAAATAGTTTAAGTCTACGCCATGTGCGAATCTGGCGTTCGCGCACAGCATTATCCTCGCGGTCGAAATGAAATACAACCTCTTTAAGTAGACGTTGTATATCGTCGTCAGGTAGCTTTTTGGACATAATTAATACATTATCTGTCTATTCATTCCTGGCATACCCGGCATACCCGGATACATCTGTGGAGGAGGTTGCATACCTCCACTCGGATTAGCACCATAATTTCCCCACAATGGAGAAATTCCACCACTACCCATCATTCCACCAGTAATACCAGTATTACCACCAGGCATCATTCCACCGAATTGAACATTATTATAAGGACTATTAGGGGCACCAGCAGAAGGATTAACTCCCGGTCCCTGTTTCTTCTTTTTATTATTAGCCATCATTTTTCCTGTAGCTTGTGATGCCTGTCCCCATGGACCTGGCATACTAGAACCTACAGCATTAACCATTCCTGGAAGTTGTGGTCTAATCTTATCCCACAATCCACCTAGAAATCCACCTGATGGTCCAATATCCATTATCCTATTACTCCAAACTTCTTCTTGAAGTTATCTGATGGACCTGTATTAACAGCATTACCCATAGTCATTTTCTTTTGATTAGGAGTGGACCCAAGCATGTTCTTAGGTTTCTTTCTCTTAGGTTGAAAAGCAGTCAAATTACTTTTCTGACCACCACTATAGTTTGGAAATGGCATCTTACTTACCTTTCATGAAAGAAGGGGCAGTATTAACTCCACCCTTCTGTTTACGTTTATTAGCGGTGGCGTAGAAAACAGATTTACCCTTCTTTTCTCCATATTGTTTTTTCATATTGGACATTACTTCTTCGCCATGCCCTTTATAGTATTTACTGATTGGCATTCTTATTCCTCATGAATGAAGGACTCGTATTAATGCCTCGCGTTTCATTAGGTAGTTGTAAATCTCTACTACCAGTAACTGGGTCTACATAGTATGGAATCTTCTGAGTAGCAGCCCTATCACGTTCAGTTTGAAATGCTTCCATTTCACGTGGACGCCATTGATAAGGGTCATTCATTGGACTATTTTGTGGAATACCAGCAGGAACTTTTTCATCTGGGGCAAACAAACTAGCAGCAGTTTTCCACCAAGGTGTATTCTGTGTTTGCCGCACATGAGTAAGTTCATGCGCGAGGGTTTGTTCCATATCAGTATTTGATTTACCTTCCATCATTTCAGGATTATAAGTAATATTACCAGTGAATGGATTAGTAACTGCTTCAGCACCACGTGGCATCATTAGACTAGTGATAGGAGATGAACCGCGAGGAGACAAAGTTATATTCTTAGTTCCAGGGTTCTCACTCTGAACCTTTTTCAATGCACGTTGCATTGCATCGTCAAGAACTTTGTTTCTCTCGTCGCTCTGTGGCATCTTTTAATTCTTTTTCAAATACTTCTGTTTCTTTCTTATCTTCAATACTATCAGGTTTAGGTACATTCTTTAATATTTCTGCTTTAGCTCTATCCTCGCGTTCAAGCATCTGTCTACGAACATTCCATGGAATAGTTCTAGGCATTTTCATAGGAGTAGGAGCTTCAGTTCTTTCAGGAATAGGTTCAGGCTTTTCCATTACTCGACTGAGTAGTTTATCATTAACATAAGTCAGTCGTTCTATTTCTTGTTTAAGAGTCTCGCAAGAATCACATGGCTTAATGAGGCTTGCGCGAATCTCAATCCATTCTCTATACCAATTTAATAAAATCATGATTATGTCTCGTCCGTTTCCCCTTTATGTAGGATATCAATAGACCAATCAGGATTAACCATCATAACCCCACCCGGTTCTATTGGTCCTTTCTTCTTTAATATTGCCTTCGATATGCCATTTCCTTTAGAAGCAGCCATTGCGTGAATAAGAGTAGTGATTCGATTATGAGTTACAGCTATTTCATTTCCATCATTCTCTACTAGATTCTTAATGAATGGAGCTACTCGTCCAGCGAACGAGTTATATGATTCCCCATTAGGCATTGGCTTATCTGGATTATCAATATAATTATGAACAGCTTTAAGACTAGAATCGACAGGCTTTCCTTCAAAGTCGCCAATATCCCAGTCCTTTAAATGGTCAGTCTTTTGAAATTTAGCACCTATTTCATCTCCAATTGCATCGGCAGTGTGAGTCGCGCGTTGTAATGGAGAAGTATAGTGTCCACCTTCATCAAAAGGAATATTGAAGTTTTTAATTTTCTCGGCAGTGTTCTCAGCCTGCACTTTCCCTTCGTCAGATAACGGTAAATCCATCTGCCCACGCAGACGTTCATTCTTACCATTATATTTAGTTTTACCATGTCTAACGACGACCAGCATGATGAAACCTTCTCATTACTTTCATCTGAGTTCCACCAGACTCAATTTGTTTCATGTTTCGGTAATATGCAGTCCAGTCTTGATTGTTCTGTAACGCGCGAGTGATAGCTTCCTGTTTCTGGATTTTTTCAAATTCATATCCAGCTTCATTAAAATATCTTTCTGCTGAATCACAGGCGTATCGTAAATCATCGTATGGGTCATCACCTTCAAATTCAGCCACATCTTCTGCAGCCTTACCGTCCTTAGATTTCTTATCATAAGAACAAGCTTTAATAGTATCAATCATGATGGGACAACAATTCGGATGTCCTTCATGGAACGGACTATCGCAACAAAAGATTTGTAATCTGGGAATATTCTCCTCTTCTTCAGGTGGATCGAATAGTCTAAGATAGTCTTTATATACTTCCATTCCACGATTACGTAGTAACCACATAGCGTATTCTTCGGAATAATTTGGTAGGTCAGTAGCCGGTATAACCGGCCTCTGACGCCATCTAAAGTATTCATGGAGTAACATTTTACCGGAGATTCGTGAGCCAGGAGTATTAGATGATAATTCAATAGAACATCCTAATTCCTGTTCAATCTGTTGTTGAATAGTATGTTCTTGTCCGCGGTCTTGTGAAGCAGAACGACAGAACTTAACTACCTTAGGACGCTCTTTATCGATATAGTCTTTAACAGTTGGAGCCCATTCAGCTATCTTAGTCTTGAGCCAATATAACTCCCTGTATAAGTACAGTCGTTTATTAGGAGATACTGCATAGAATCCAATATAAGTCATGGCAGCGAAGCCCCAATCACCTATTATGAACTTGGGCCACCATTCGGGGATTTCAAAGGCAGGTATAACGTGTAACGCATTGTGTGGTTCGTCTGGATACCGTCTATCTCGAAACTCATCGAACACTTGACCTTGATAGGCGTCCCAATCTCCATACTTTCTAGCTTTTCGCTCTGCCTCGTTAGGTATACCGTCAAGTCGTTTCGTATACTCTGGGTCAGCGTATTGATTATCGGCAACAGTCGCGTGGATATAAATTCGTTTAACATTGCCCTTTCCTAGAATAATCTTTCCACCTTCAGGAGCAGGGGCTACAAATCGCTTCTTAACAAAAGTATGACCAATACCACCTGGCATTCCAGCCGCGCGAATGATAGCTGGTAGATTAGGGTCAGATGTTCTGACACGTGTGAAACCTATATAGAGATAGATATATTCTGTGAAAGTAGTTAATTCGTCCGGAGTGAAAAGATTAATTTCCATTGAATCATATTTATGAACATCGTTTTCTTCCTCGCAATGCGCGAGAAATATCATTGCGCCCATATTACCCATTCCAGTTCCACCATACTGGTCAGAACGTGGAAAGGTCCATATCATGTCTGTCTTATTGAATGTTGCTCCAAACTTCGGATAGAATTCTCGACTGCGAGGAACAATCTCATTACGAAGTTCAGGAAAAGTTCTCCGCATGAATACTTGCTTGAATCGTGGATTTTCATGCCATCGATGTGCAACTCCATATACTAATAGAACATCTGACTTTCCAGAAGCATTTCCACCACCATAGAATGCTTCGAATATGGTTAATGGAAGCGCGAGGAATGGTTCCTGTTTTCTATTTGGTTTCCAGACGTTCTTATCGAATGACATGATTATTCTTCATTATCAGAATCGTCACTATCTAATTCAATCTTCTCGTTATCTAATTCCTCAGTAGGCTTACCAGCTTTACCTTTTTCAGTAAAAAGATTACAACATCCATCGCGGTCAATATTTCCTTCCACTAGTTCACATCCACGAGGTTCATTAAAATAATGACAATACTCACATTCAAATGGGCCACTCTCAGGTGGCATGTATCCACTTATTACTTTAGTTAGTTTAATCATGATGACATGAATCTACGTAAAAATATTGTAGTATCAGGAGAAGGATTTTTTACAAATGCAAAAGGTATTTGCCCTGCATTAGGAACTCCTTGTGTAACAAATGTAGCAAAAGTAGGGTCATTTGAAAA